CCGCGCCGGCGATCTGAAGTTCGCCTATCTCACGAGCCGCTGGCGCCTGGCGCTCGGCCTGCCCATCACCGATCCGGCCTCGCCGTGGTTCGGCCAGCCTAGCTACTTCGAGATGACGCCCGAGGGACAGGTTCCCGTTCGCGTCCACCCATCGCGCGTCATCGCATTCCGGGGCCAGCAGGTGCCCGACATGCAGACGACCGACTGGAATACGCTGTTCTGGGGCGACCCCGTCGCGCAGTCGATCCTCGACGCGATCCAGAATGCCGATGCCGCGCAGAACGGGTTTGCCACGCTGATCGATGAGGCAAAGCTGGACATCATCAAGATGCCCGACCTCATGCAGAACGCGGCCACGGCTGAGTACGAGCAGCGGTTCATGGAGCGCCTGCGCCTCGCCAACATGGGCAAGTCCACCCACCGCGCGCTCGTGATCGACGCGGCCGAGGAATGGAACCAGCGCCAGATCAATTGGGCGGGGATGCCCGACGTGATCGCGGCCTATGTCCAGATCGTGGCCGGCGCCGCGGATATCCCGGCGACGCGGCTGCTCGGCAAGAGCCCCGATGGCATGAACGCCACCGGCGAAGGCGACGAGAACAATTATCGGACCATGATCGCCGGGCGGCAGGCGGCCGACCTGAAGCCGCTGATCGACCAGATTGACGACGTGTTGATCCCCTCCGTGCTGGGCACTCGCGATCCCAATGTCTCATGGGAGTTCGCGCCGCTGTCGGTGATGAGCGAAGCCGATGCGGCAGACGTGGCGCTGAAGAAGGCGCAGGCGACGCAAGTCTATGTGAACAGCGGCCTCGTGCCGACGATCGCGCTGGAGAAGGGTGTCCAGAACCAGCTTGTCGAGGACGGCACCTATCCAGGGCTCGACGGCGCGCTGGCGGAACTGAGCGACGAGGAGCGCTTCCCGTCCCTCTCCGCACCCGATCCCAACGAACCTGATCCGTCTGCGATGCAGGCGGGTGGCGCACAGCAGCCGAAAGGAGGTGATCCGGTATCCGCCGGCGCGGGTGGCTCCCCGGCTGCCCGCCGCCGTGCCAAAGACGCCTTGGTGATCCTCCGCGATGCAGGTCTGAGCACAGACGCGCTGGAAGAGTTCCGGGCCATCATCGACGAGGAGGTGGGCGACACGCCAAGCCTCCCTTTTGATGACGCCTACGATCCCAACCAACCCCGCGATCCGCGTGGTCGCTGGACCAGTGGCGCCGCGTTCGTAGAAGCCGTGCTGGCCGGGCGAACTGACCACGCGGCACAACACCGGCTAGGGACAGTTCCAACGCACGTCCAAACCCGCCTAGATCAGCTCGGGATCACACGGCGGCCGGTGTCCGTCGCCTTGGACCATAGCGGGGTGCGGCACAGCATGCTCCGGCATGGCGGCGACAGCCGAGGGCAGAAGCCGCTCGCGGCCAGCGATATCGCTCTGGCGCGGCAGATCCTTTCGAACGCTGAGATCAACCGCGGGAACCCGCCGGTGCGCAACGGCTCGCCCATGATCTTCACGCGAGCAACGATCGGCTCGCACACTTATGACGCAGTGTTCGAGGTCCGGAAGTACCGAATCGTTCTGACATCGATGCGGAAGAGGTGAGGTCCGTGCTGCCCCCATGCCTGCCGCTTGTGGCGGCCCCTGGGCGGCTGACGTCCGAAACGACGCACGGCGCTGATGAGAACAATACCGGAAGTCGGGTAAAGGTTCAATGAAGGAGTGACCCGTGGCCAGCGCCCCCGCCCCCGAGAACCACGAGACCGACCGCAGGCGCCGCGAGGAAGAAGCCGCTGCCCTTGCTCTCCTGCTGCACGGTCGGACGAAGCGCTACGACCTGCCCGCGCTGATCCGGCAGGCCAAGGTGCGCCCGCGCCGCTTCACACAGATCCGGCCGACGAACGCGCTGAAGGCTGACCTCGCGGCGCCCTACTTCGACATCACGCGGGCTTGGGCGTCAGAGGTGGACGCGCTGATTGCGGCCTACCAGCGCGGCCCCATCGCTATCCAGACCCAGCTCGGGCTCAGCACCTCGCAGGTCGAGCAGATCGTCGCGACCGCCAAGCGTCGCTTCCCCGCGATCGTCCAGCGCATCGAGCAATGGCACCGGGTCCAGTGGTCATCCCGCGTCCGCGCCAGCACCGGGCTAGACGTGACGCTGCTGACCCAACCCGACGACGTGGTGGACGACGTGGACGCCACGACGGCGTGGAACCAGGCGCTCGCCGACGACGTGCATCGGCAGGTTGGGCATGGGATCGCGACGGCGCTGCTGGCCGGTGCTGCGGCATCAGTCCCGCCGTCCGAGGTGAGGGCGCGCGTGGCTGAGGTCATCGCCAAGGCTCGCAAGCGCTCGGCCGGCATCGGCGACGATCAGGTGGATAAGCTCAGTCGGGCCATGGATCGCAGCCGGCGGCAGGCGGCGGGGGTGACGACGTTCCGCTGGCGGCATACGCCGCAACGCCACCCGCGCGACTGGCACAAGGCTCGAGATGGGCAGACCTTCACCGAGGAGACGGCACCCGAGCCTAGCGATCGGGCCGGGGTGCCGCCGTTTTGTAAGTGCTGGGAAGAGATGGTTCTGACTACTTCCGCCTGATATTTGAGGCAACGCTGCTTCCAGCGCCGGCTACCGCACGGATCAGCGAGTTGATGTTTTGATTCAGCATCTTCAACTGGGCAATAATCTCATCTGCTTTTTCGTCGGTCATGACTTTCCTCTCTTGCGCGCGAGTCGCGCATGACAGGATCGTCAGGTAGCAGATGCGACCTCGGAACCGGGAATTGGCACCAAATTGGATGAATTGGGTGACGGCGTAGCCCGGCTATTCCATTTGGCCGCCTAAGCGGAGTCCTGCTGTAGCCACCGGAGGCTCGCTCGCCGCCACCCATCCGCTTAATGGCGCGGCCCGATCCATCGCAGGGGACATTCCTGGGGGCTCAATTCGGATCGCCGGTCGAACTTCCCCAACCCCCGGCGAAAAAGGCCCATGTCGCGGAACCCCTGCGCCTCTTACCGACTAGCGGCCCCGGAGGAACGGGTCTGTCGCGGGTTGTGGGGACTGTCGCCAAACGATCCAGACCAATTGCCACATTGCCCGCGCCCCTTTCGGGGAACTGGTCGGGAGGCCCGAGCTTTCGCCGAACTCAAGGAACGCCCGTGACCGGCCGCACCTCCCGATGTCCTACGGTCTAAAGCCGGGGTTTCGGCGACACCGCAGCGCCTTGGCCCCCTACTAACCCGACTCCCATCCCTCCGCTTTCCGACTTCAGCGCCCCTCATCTACGGGCTCCATCGGCAACATTGGTCAGATCAACGCCAAGCTTTCGCCACGGGATTCAATCTCGTGCCGGTCTTTCCCGACTGTCAGGGCTGGTTAGGCCCATCGATCATGATCGCCTCCTGCATGGTGCCGGGCTGCTCTCAAGCGATGTTGCGAAGATAGTGGTGACGTTGCCTAAGTCAAGCGAGTTGTGTAAGTGGCTGTTGTGGCCAAACAGGCGCATCGGTACGCATCCCGCATGGAGAAGAAGGACGTGAGGGTTCAGCTGGTGATCTCGCAGAGCGAGATCGATGCGCTCGATGAATGGCGAGCCAAGCATAAGGTTTGGTCGCGTTCCGAGGCTATCCGCCAGTTGATCGCTGAAGGGGTAAAGCGTGGGAATCAGGCCAAGTAGCAAGCCGAGCCCGGCGGCTACCGGGCCCGGCTCTAACCACAACGAACAGTGAGGTTCGAGATGGCTGAACTTTCCCTATCACTCCGCTGGGAGCCGTTCCAAGGTTCAAGCGAACAGGCATTCCTTGGTCAGGTGCCGATCGCTATGATCGGGCAGATCGACGCCGACCCTGCAATATGGTGGTTCAAGGTTGATGGCGTCTACATGAAGTGGATCGGCAAGGGTTTCGGTCATGTGAAGGGCAAGGCATCCGCTCGACGTGCGGTGAGGCGCGCATGGGCGGCTTGGCTTGAGCGCGCGGAGTTGTCCCATGCCTGACAGCATGATCGAGCGCGTGGCGCGTGTCCTGTTCCAGCGCGATCCAGGCCCATATGGCGATTGTGTGGAATGGGCCATTGAGCAGGACTTCGGCTGGTGTGATCGCGTAGGTGATGCTCGCGCCATCCTCACCGCCTTACGCGACCTACCGCCAGCCTTGCGCGATAAAGCCTGCGAGAGCGAAAACGTCATAGCGTGGGGCGACTATGGAGAATTCTGGACCGCTGCCATCGACGCGGCGCTGGCGGAGGGGGTGTGATGGAAAACGGGCCAATCCAGTATTCGGTTAGCCAGAGCAAAGACGGAAAGTGGCGCATCGACACAGCGCAACTCAAGGGCGAGGTGACACACCATAGCTTTCTGGCCGAGGAGTTTGCGTCCGAGGCAGAAGCGATCGAGCGAATCCATATCCTGACGCAGCGCTAACCCGCCGTAATCCCCCACCCCACGCGCTGGCACGGTCCGGCGCATGTACTTCGCCGATGCCCTAACGCTCGACGCGCCGCGCCGCACCGCTGACGGCTACTTGGCCGTCCGTGCGCGTGCCGCCCGCACCGGCGTCTATCGCTACACCGGCCGCGAGGTCGATCCCGACAACAAGCACGGCCTGCGCGATCAGGCGACGGTCAACGTCCTGCGCGACGAAGCGGCGGTGTTCGACACCAAGGCCGCCCACAGCTTCATCGGCAAGCCGATCACGGATGACCACCCCAAGGAGGCCGTGACCGCGAGCAACTGGCGCGATCACGCGCGCGGCGTCGTCATGGGCGCGATGCGCGACGGCGACCATCTCGCCTTCGACCTGCTACTGACCGACGCCGCCACGATCGCCAAGGTCGATGCCGGCAAGGTCGAGCTGTCCAACGGCTACGAAAGCGGGATCGAGTTCGGCTCCTTCAAGGCGGCCGATGGCACCGAGTGCCAAGCCCGCCAGACCAGCATTGGCGGCAACCACGTCGCCATCGTCGATCGCGGACGCGCCGGCCCGACCTGTCGGATCGGCGATGTCGCGCTGTGCGACGCCCTCCCCTCCAACCTGCTCGACACCCTGAAAACGGAGAAGCCCGTGAAGACCATGCTCATCGACGGGCTGACCGTCGACGTGTCCAACGCCGATACGGCGATTGCGACCATCAACACCATCCTCGCGGCGCGCGATGCGGCCAATGGGAAGGTGACGACCCACGAAGCGACCATCACCGCGCGCGATGCGTCCATTGTCGCCAAGGATGCGGAGATCGCCAAGCTGAAGGCCGATCTGGTCGCGGCGAAGGTCACCCCGGCCCAGATGCGTGACGCGGCCAAGGCCTATGCCACCACCGTGGCGAAGGCAAAGGTTGCTGGCATCGCCGTGACCGACGCGATGGATGAAGCGGCGATCAAGCGCGCCGTCGTCGATAAGGCGATGGGTGAAGCGGCCAAGGCCTACAGCGACGATCATGTCGCCATCGCCTTCGACGCCCTGACCAAGGACGCGAAGGTCGAGGACGCCGATCCGCTCCGCGCCGCGATCACGGGCCAGCCGGTGGTCGTGAACGATGCCGCCTGGGGCGACAGCGTGTTCAAATCGGCCGGCGTGGCCGTGAAGAAGGAGGCCTAAGCTATGGCGACCCTGACCGAAGGCATTCACACCGCCGGCTTCCTCGTCTCCGAGGCGCCCGGCTTCCGCTCCCGCGACGCCGTGACGGTGGCGGCAGGTGCCGCGCCGGGCCTCGTCGCCGGCACCATTCTCGGCAAGCTGGCCTCGGGCGGCAACTTCGCCACGCG